AACAGCCACATCAACCGCAGATGGCTCTGTCTATATAGAATCAGACACTAGGCTTGTAGAGTCTGGCTATATCCAAACAGGCTACATCCGTTACAACACACTTGAGAATAAGATATTCAAGTTCTTACAACCTCGCTTCGATGCTACCGATGGTGGCCTTGCCGTTCAATCTATCGGAGAAGATGGCACTGCATACAACATTGGTTCCTTCCTGCAAGGTTCCACTGTTTCAGAAATCGGTGTGCCATATCCAACAGGTGCTCACGAGTATCTTGGATTCAAGTTTACATTTACTCGTTCAACCACAGATAACACTGCTGGTCCATTGTTTACAGGCTATCAAGTTAAAGCCTTGCCTGCTGTACCAAGACAGCGACTCATCCAATATCCATTATTCTGCTATGACCACGAGACAGACCACTTCGGAGTAGAGGTGGGATATGACGGTGCTGCCTACGCAAGAATGGTTGCGTTAGAAAACATCGAAAATGCTGGAGATACAGTCAGAGTAGAAGACTTCAGAACTGGAGAAACATACATTGGTCTTATCGAAGAGATGGACTTTATAAACCGCACACCTAGTGACAAGAGATTTTCTGGCTTCGGCGGAATGTTGATGGTAACGGTGCGTTCTGTCTGATATGTGTCCTAAAAAAGAATGTGATAAAACAATATTTTCCAGAGGTTTGTGCCGTAAACATTATGAACAAGGTCTAACTTCTGGAGAAATTCCTAGGATGAGAAATAGAAAAACTAAAACAAAACCCTGTTCAAGTAAAGGATGCGATAAGCCTAGTAGGTCACTTAATTACTGCAGAGGCCATTATCAAAGGTTTATAAAACACGGAGATACACTGGCTGACAAACCATTAGAACCACAATATAAACCATATGTTGACTCAAGAGGATATATGGTTTATAAAAAGAATAATAAACAAATAAAAGTTCACCGAGAGGTGATGGAGCAACATCTAGGAAGACCTCTACTGTCTCACGAAGAGGTGCATCACAAGAACGGAAATCGTCAAGATAACCGAATAGAAAACCTAGAGTTGTGGTCTACTAGCCAACCTAGAGGTCAAAGGATAGAAGACAAAATAGCGTGGGCAAAAGAAATACTAAACACATACAGTGACTTGTAGTCACAATCAGATCCGTATAAGGAGCCTATAAATGACACCTGCTGACTGGGCAATGCTCATTGCCACAATACTCGGAATAACCTCAACCCTATTTATGGGACTTAAATGGGTAGTCCGTTCATTTTTATACGAGTTAAAACCCAACGGCGGGTCATCATTGAAAGACAGCGTTAATAGGCTGGAACAAAGAGTGGATGAAATTTACAAGATATTGGCGGATAGAGGATGACAAATGAAACCAGTTGTGAAGAAAGCAAGTCCTGCTGCTATTGCTGTTCTTCGACAGGCGACAGCATTGTGGCCCAAGCGCAAGAAAGTGTCCGACGGATTATTGCCATCATTGGCACACATCAAGCAGAACCCCAACTCAGACCACAACAGCGGTCTTGCTGTTGACCTGACCCACGATCCTAAGAACGGGGTTAATTGTGATATCCTCTTCGAGGCTTTCAAGAAAGATAAACGAGTCGAGTACCTTATCTTCAAATCTAAAATCTGGTCAAGAGAACGAAAAGATGAGGGCAACCGAAAGTACACTGGTAGTAACCCTCACAATAGCCATCTCCATATTTCTATTCGCGCTGACCACGCTAGCGATACTAGCGACTGGTTCGGGTGGGTAGAAAGCAAGCCAAAGAAGACACCAGTAACTGTGGCTAAGGTTGCTGTATCAAAGGTACGTAAGCCAAAGAAGAAGCCAGCACCACAAACCAAGAATGATAAGTTGCGAAAGAGGTCCTTAGTCGCATCCTTATTTAAGAAAGGCAAGAAATGAAGAAGTTAATCAAGAAGTTCAAGAAGCCTGAGTTCAAGGCCGCATTCAAGTCCTACCTCAGAGCAGTCCTAGCATCTGCGGTGACTATGGGTATTGCCCTTGCTACAGATATGGCTCCAGAGTATGCAGTCCTAATCGGTGGTATCACCGCTCCACTAATCAAGTGGGCAGATAAGGCCGAAGAAGACTTCGGATTGAAGTATGACAAGGCGGCTAAAAAGTAGTTTGTAGTGGCTGCGAATGAGAGAGGCTCTGGGAGAAATCCTGGAGCCTCCTTTTTTTATGCCCTTTTACGGCCCTGTGAGGTCATTAGAGGGTCGATCTACTGGGCAGGGTATAACTACCAAGTTGCCACAGTTAACACAGGTGGCATCAAGGAAGTACCAGGTTAGTTCATAGTCCTCAAATGAGGCCATAACATTAAAGACTTGTGAGCCACAAGAGCAAGCGTGGACAGGACCTAGCGAGCGAAGGTCTAAACCCTTCGGCTCTGGTATCCTGTTTTTTAACAGGGTGAGTAGACGGCGCAACACAGTCTGTCCTGCACGGCCTTGCCCTTAGGGGCTTCGGCCTCTCGCGGCCTTTGGCCGCTCGGCATTTGGTATCGCCGCTCACCACAAGCGGCGGCTATAGGTTTCTTATTCACTTCGTTCATATTGTAATAACTCCACCAGAGTGTCGCTGCGCGACACGCCGTAGTTAGGTATAAAATTTTCTCCACTATGACAACCCTTGTTTCTATCCAACTAGAAGACAGAGCCGTGCTAACGGCAGATAGCCAGATAACCGAAGATAACCTTCGGACTATCAGCACTAACACGCCCAAGATAATTCACGTGGGAAAGTATCTACTAGGAATCACAGGTGATTCTAGACCAGGAGATATCCTTACCTACAACTGGAAACCACCCGCCTATAAGGGAGCAGATCCCGTGCAGTGGATGGGTAAGCAGGTTCTTCCATCCATAGTCACGGCATTCAAAGAGAACGGATATGACCCTTATGACGCGCAAAAAGAAAAAGACTCAGGATTCGACTACATTGTTTCGTTTAATGGCAATGTCTTCCATATTGCGACCGACCTATCGTTCATACAGTCGGATAAGAACGTTTATGGAATTGGTAGTGGTGGCCAGTTCGCTATGGGTTATCTCTATGATCGCGTATCTAATCTCACTGTGGGTAATGTAGAGCGACACGCCCGACGTGCCGTTGAAATCGCTTGCTTGCTTGACATCAATTCTTGTCCACCCATACAGTTAGTTGTACAGGAAAGGACAATGTAATGCAGAAGGATTTCAACAGGTGGACGATTTATCTTAATCGTTCCTATCTATCAAACTTTGCTATAGGTATTGACTTCTATACAGTTTACGAGAACAATCAGCCTTATGCCAGGGTGTTGCAATTCAATTACCTATTCGGTAACATTACATTCACACGTTGGGGAAAGGCTTACCTTGATTGAGATACTACTTATGTGGGCAGGACTATCAGTACTGTTCCTTGCCTTTATTTATGGGGCAAATAAATGATTGACCCAAAAGAATTACTTATCAAAGCGCTACACGAGCGCGAGAATAATAGACCGCGTTCCACGCAGGTACAGATTGGACCATCAGAGTTAGGTGGTTGCCGTCGTAAGGTTTGGTATCGCTTGAATAACCAGCCTGAGACCAATGAGAATGAGTTGAAATTAGCAGCCATTATGGGTACTGCAATCCACTCTGCGATAGAGAAGGCATTAGAAAATAATAAAGAAGTTGTTATTGAAGCAAGTGTTGAACACAACGGAATGAAGGCACACGTAGATCTCTACATCCCAGGAACTGGAGATGTGGTTGATTGGAAGACAGTAAAGGCTAAGAACCTTTCCTATTTTCCAAGCCAGCAACAACGCTGGCAAGTTCAAACTTACGGATACCTAATAGAACAAAGTGGATTGGGGAAGGTCCACAATGTGCATCTAGTGGCTATACCACGAGACGGTGACGAGCGTGATGTAAAGGTACATAGTGAACCCTATGACCCTGCAGTTGCGCTCGAAGCCCTCGCTTGGCTTGAGGCTATTAAGGCATCAGAGACTGCCCCTGAACCTGAACGCGATGAGGGTTACTGTAAGTTCTATTGTAAATTCTATGACGCATCTGGGCAGATGGGATGCGTTGGTCTAAAAAAAGAAGTTACCAAAAGCGCACTACCACTAATTGATAATCAGGAGATTGACAACAATGCTCTTGCCTATCTACAATTAGATGAACAGATAAAGGCGCTTAACGAAAAGAAGGAAGCCTTGAAGGAAACTTTCCAAGGCGTAACTGGAGTTACTGCTACTGGAGTAGAACTTAAATGGACTACAGTTGCAGGTGTCAAGACGGTGGATAAGAAGGCAGTTGAGGAAGCCCTCGGCTACATCCCACTGATCGAAGGCAAAGAGTCACAAAGACTATATATCAAACACAACGGAGGAAACTAAATGGCAGAGACAACCAAGTTTCAGGCTAACTTTAAGTTGGCAGATGGAACTCTAGTAAATGTGTACGCAGATAATGCTGCTGATTTTGAAGCGCAACTGACTACACTACAAGATACAACTGCACTGATTCACAGTGTTAGTCAATCACTCGGCAGCGCTGGACCTAATCCGACCTTTCAACGTCGTAGCAATTACACCAAACCAGCAGCACCAGTAGCACCAGCAGGAGAATCATCACCTGCACCACAAGTTGTAGAGGGTCAGACCCCACAATGTAAGCACGGCAATATGGTATTCCGTGAAGGAGTATCTGCGAGAGGACCTTGGAAGGGTTGGATGTGTAGCGCAGCAAAGGGTGCTA